TCGTAAGTAAATGGCGCTGAACTATGGTTCTGGTTTATACGGCAGTGGCAAATGGGGAACCGATGCCAGTGTTGACAACTATGGTTCAGCGGCCTATGGCGCAGGCAAGTATTCCGCACCTGATCAGAATTACGTTGAAGGCAATGCAACTGCCGCTTCTACATCAACCATGGAAGCGTCTGGTGATAAGACGCCAGGCAGCGGTAGCAATTACGGGTTCGGTGCTTACGGTTCGGGAAGCTACTCAGGAACATCCGTCATTTATGTTGACGGGCAAGCCAATGCAGCATCCGAGTCCGCTGTTAGCGCAGTTGCAAGCATTCTGTTTAGCGTTAGCGCAACCGCGGCAAGCGATTCAAGCCAAACGGCTGATGCACAAGTTGACCGAAACGCGCAAGCCACATCAGCAAGCGAAAGCAATGCAAGTGCATTGGGTTCCATTGTTCAGGATGGCGCAGCAACCGCGGCAAGCGTTTCAACGGTTACGGCAACGGGCGAAGGATTGGTGGATGGAGCTGCCACCGCTGCAAGTACAAGCGCAGTATCAGCAAACGGCGATAGATTCCTTGGCGGGATTGCCACTGCCGCATCAGAAAGCGAAGTCACAGCAAACGCTGAAACATTCTCAAGCGGCCAGGCAACAGCCGCCGCGGAATCCTCTGCAACGGCTCAGGCCGATGTTGACATTGGTAACTCAGCATTTGCCGAAGCCGAGTCAAGCGTTACAGCTGACCCCACAACTACTTGGTGGGCACAAGCGACGGTTATCAGCGCAACAAGCATGTCAGCCGACGGCGGTTTGAAATGGGAACCTGTTGCACCTGTTACCACCACTTGGACAAACATCACAGATCCGTCCAACACATGGACGCCAATCAATTCACCATGGCGGGATGCCGCCTAACGAGGTAAATCATGGCCGATACCACCACCAGTAACCTTTCACTTACCAAGCCTGAAGTTGGCGCGTCAACCGATACATGGGGTTATAAACTCAACACAAACATGGATACGCTTGATGCGTTGTTCGCATCAGCGGGTGGCGGCACAAGCGTTGGCTTAAACGTTGGATCAGGTAAGACGCTTGCGCTTGGCGGGAACATGACGGGCGCAGGAACGATCAACGGTGTATCAATTGGTCAAACCGTTGCTGGTGCCGGTGCATTCACAACGCTTACCGCATCAGGCAATGTAACGCTTGGCGATTCGACAACGGACGCCATAACAGCGTCAGGGAAGATGGTTATTAAGCCCGTGGTTGAAACGGCAAACGTTTCAGCAACCGCGGCAACCGGAACGGTTAACGTTGACCTTACCGAGCGCGCCGTTAACTATTACACGTCAAACGCTTCCGCCAACTGGACGTTTAACTTTCGTGGCGATGCAGCGACAACGCTTAACAACTTCATCACCACAAATCAATCCATTACTTGCGCGTTTCTCGTAACGAATGGCACCAATGCGTATTACCCGACAGGGTTCCAAGTTGACGGTACAACGACGAACGTCAGCGTGAAGTGGCAGCAGGGCACGGCACCATCCGCAGGTAACGCTTCATCCATTGACGCTTATGTGTTTAGTATTGTGAAAACGGCTGCAAGCACTTACACGATCCTTGCATCCCAAACGAAGTTTGCGTAAGGAGCAGCGAATATGCCTGTTCTTTCAACACTTGGCGCGGCCATTGCTAACGTTTATGGGTTCACGTCCGGCCTGATCAAAGATCAGTACTTCAACCTCGTCTCGCTCCTCCTCCCAGGCAACGGCACTAACGGCGCACAGAACAATACGTTCTTAGACGGTTCCAGCAATACCTTCACCATCACCCGCAACGGCAACACAACGCAGGGCACGTTCTCGCCGTTCAGCCAGACTGGGTGGGGTGCTTCTTTTAGCGGTAGTAATCAATTAACCATTCCAAGTGCGCTTGCTTTGGCACCTGAAGCAGGACAGTTTTGTATTGAATTTTGGATATATCCAACAGCCGCATGGTCATCAGTAGATCGACCCATTTTTGTTGCTGCTAGCTCGGGTGGTCTTTGGGTTGGTTGGCAATCGACAGCTTTTGTATTAAGAGCCTATGGTGTTACCAATCACCTTTCATACGCCACAGCCCCTACTCTCAATACATGGACTCACGTTGCAATCTGCAGAAACAGCGGTAATACAACGTCAATGTATTTCAATGGTTCTAGAGTTGCTACCGGAACTGTTACACAAAACTTTGCTCAAGCTATTGCATATATTGGGTCTGATAGCGCATATGGGGCAGGTGGTGCTGCGCTACTGATGGCTTCAAACCTTTCAAACCTAAGACTTGTTAAGGGTTCATCCGTTTATGACCCTACACAAACCAGTATTACAGTTCCCACATCACCGCTTACAGCAGTAACGAATACGACATTACTCATTTGTCAAAGCAATCGTTTTGTTGACAACGCTTCTACGCCAAACACAATTACATCAAACGGCAACGTCTCCATCACCCCTTTCTCCCCCTTCGCCCCTACACAGTCCTACTCAGCATCAGCAGTGGGTGGTAGCGGGTACTTTGATGGGACGGGGGACTTTTTAGAGGCAGGGACAACAAGCAGTTTTAACTTCATGCACAACACAACTGCGACATTCACAATTCAAGGTTGGATATATCCGCTTGCATTGCCTGGATCGGGATCTCTTTCAACCTTATTTGCAACAGCAACAGGCTCAACTGATATAGGTATGGGGTTCTATGTAAATTATTCATCTTCATCGGTAGCTTCATTGCAATTGTTTATAGCAAGAGGGGTAGGCGGATCTACTGTAATTGATTCCGGCTCATCCGCTTTAATTCGTGCAAATACATGGCAGCATGTTGCAGTAACTTATGATCAATCATTAGGTAGCGATAACGCAAAGTTTTATATCAATGGAGTTGCTGCTGGAACTGCAACAAAAACCGGAAACACTCCATCATCATCAAACGCAACTTATGTCGGCAATTTTGGCCGCCTGCCAAATAACACTGCTTATAACTTTAACGGCTATACAAGCAATTTCCGTATTGATAACTCAGTACAAACAATTTCGCTTCCGACAGCTCCGTTAAGCACAATCTCAGGAACCCAACTCCTCCTCAACTTCACCAACGCTGGTGTTGTCGATGCCACTGCCAAGAATGTGCTGGAGACTGTTGGGAATGCTCAGATCAGCACAACACAGAGCAAGTGGGGTGGTGGGTCGATTGCGTTTGATGGGACGAGTGATTATTTATTAACGCCAGCAAATAATCTTTATGCTTTCGGAACAGGAAATTTTACGATTGAGGGGTGGTTTAATTTTAATGGGACTCCTAACACTTCATCGTTAGTATCTTCTCAAAAGTATTATACAGCTGGTTTTAATGGTAATTGGATTCTAAGAATTACAAGCACAACATCAGTTGCTTGGGCTTCATATGACGGACAGGCAAACGAGGCTTACAAAGAATTTACAGTGCCAACTATGAGTAGCGGCACTTGGTATTATTTTGCGTTAGTTCGCTCCGGCACAGCTATTACTTTTTATTTGAACGGAACTGCATCATCATCAGGGACATTAACCGATTCAAAATCATTAAACGATGGTAGTGCAAGCGGGATTTTTATTGGAAAATCTACTATAAACAATGATTTCAATGGATACATTGATGACCTTCGCATCACACGAGGCGTAGCCAGAACGATCACAGCATCCCCAACCGCACCCTTCCCAGTACAGTGAGGCCCACCATGCTCTACAGTAAAAACGGAAGTATTCCCAAGCCTCACACAGACGGTACAGAGGGCTGGATTGAAGTGCCTGATGCACCGGACTGCCCTGAAGGTATGGAAGTTATCTGGTGGTCGCATGAGTGGGTTGTACGGCCACCAAAGCCAGCAGACAGGGCAGGTTATCAGTGGAACTGGAACCACTCTGACAAGACATGGGTTGAGGGTAAGTATGCAACAACGGTGGATGAAGTAGTAACTGTTGAAATCATTGCCGCTGATTCGATAGGCGGCGATTCGCTTGGAGCGTAAACCGTGGAACCAAACGCTAAAGACGTGGAGGCTAAATTGTCAACGCATGAAGCAGTGTGCGCTGAACGTTATGCGGGCATCAACGCCCGATTGAAACGTTTGGAGCAAATCCTTATCGCAAGCGCAGGGGCCATTATCCTGTTGCTAATCAATACAACGTTCAAGTTGCACTGATATGTTTGACCTGTTATCCGGTGGACTTCTCGGTTCGATCTTTGGCGGCCTATTCAGACTCGCGCCAGAGATCTTAAAGTTCATGGATAAGAAGAATGAACGGCAGCACGAACTGAATATGTTTCAACTCCAAACCGATTTGGAGAAGATGCGCGGTCAGTTCAAGATGGAAGAGAAATACGTTGACCATTCCATTGCGCAACTTGATACGATCAAGGCCGCATTTGAAGAGCAAGCCGAAACCGCCAAATCAGCTGGATGGTTCGTGGCGGCCATATCCGCGCTAGTGCGTCCCGGTATCACCTGGTCGCTTTTCTTTATGTACGCAGCCGTGAAGGTTGCCGCCATCTATCTAGCGTTTGAATCGCAAGCGAGTTGGCAGGACGTGTTAAACCAATCATGGGACTCGGATGACTTTGGTCTTTTCACCATGTGCGTGTCATTCTGGTTTGTTGGCCGATCCATTGAGAAGTACCAGAAACAATGAAAGAGGCCATCAAAATCGCCAAAGACTTACTGGTGGTTCCGTTTGAGGGCTGCGCTAAGGTATTGCCAAACGGTATGGTTGCCGCGTATCCCGATCCCGGTTCCAATGGCGATCCTTACACGATAGGGTTCGGGACAACAGGCCCA